GTATTTACGTATGTGTAATTACCATAGATTGTGTTGATAGATTTTTGTAAATCTGTTGCAGTTGTTCGTGCTTTTGCTAGTGAAAGTGTTGTTGGTGAAATTGTTTCGATTTCATAACCTTGAACGAAAGCAGAACCTGCACTGATTTGCAAAATCAAATTGTTTGTATTTTGTGGGTCATTCAACAATGTTGGCAAGAAGTTTTTAACGATGAAGTTACCATTGGTATCATAACTTCTTTTTGCCATCGTATCCATGATTGTGGAATAGATTGGTGTGGTGACGTTGTTGACAATTGATCCATTAACAATCGTAGCCAATTGGATGAATTGTGGGTATGATGTTGCTGGTACAGTATATGGTTGTGTTGCCAACTGCAAATCAATTTTATATCTGTCTGCACCTGGTGCCAAATAGTTACTTGCACCCAATGCTGGATCCAACAAGGTTGCATCATCAGTATAATTTACAATCGATTCAACAACATTCAATCCAACAACTTGGCTTGGTATTTTTGTGTATTTACCAACAACCAATGTTTGTGGTGGGCAGTAGCAGAATGTTCCAATTGAGAAGAATACGGCTTCGTTGATGTGGAATAACAAAGACGCACCAGAACAAGAACTCAAACTGGTGAAGTAATATAGTGGTGAAATGATAATTGGATTATTGATAACATAATAAGTTGAATTATCAGTAAATGGAGTTTGTGGACCACTAATGATAGAAACATACAATGTTGTTGGATCGGTACCAACGGCAGGAATATATTGTTTAACAAGGCCAACTTTACCAGAACCTTCTTCAACAATGTAATTTCCCACAATGTTGGAGTAATCCACAGTTACTGTTGTGTTACTAACGGTGTAGGTTGAAGAAACTTTCAAGTAAAATGCCGAATCGTCCAAACTTGTTTGTCCACCAGATACGAGTGAACCTTCAGCAAATATATTTTGACCGAAGCTGCTGATTTGATTCTGCAACATCGATTGTATTTGTGTCAATTCTCTTGCTTGAACGGCTCTGCCTGGTTGAAACAGAATACGATAAAACTCGTTTGATGGAGAAAAATCGTCATAGTATGGAGAAACATTAAAATTCTGAGCCATTTTTTACCTTTTATAATCCTTGTTATCCGTTAACTTCCAGTGACCGGTTTAATATCCCAAAACAAATTTAAATTGTTCTATACCATCTGGACTTCTTGTAACGCCTGCTCTATTTTCTATGTAGGCAATATAACCAGAGAATGGTATGAAATCTGGTGAGTTAACACCAATTAAAGTTCTTGCACATCCTGATGTTTGGCCAATTAAACCCAAGTTTGTTCTTGGAGTTCCTGTTATATTTATTACCTGAACCGTGGTGTTTATGATGTAAGTGCTTGTCAAAACAGTAGCTGAGAAGACAACTTGACCTGTAACGGGGTCAACTTGTTGAACAACTTCATCATTTTGATATGAACCTGGTCCGTTTGCCACACTAATTTGTGTGGTTGTGTTGTATGTTGTCGCATTTGCTGCGTTTGGAAATGTTGAACTTGCAATTGGATTTACCAAAATACCAACTTGTCTATAGTCAATGTTGGTTGGCAGAGAACCATTTTCATCTTTGTTGAACTGCACAGACATCATGATATATTTACAACCCAACTCTGAAATTGGATCGAAACCGTGGCCACCGACCGGTGAAACTGGTGCAACAACAGTAACATTATTTCCAGATGCAGATGTAATCACCACATTCGCATAGGTATAGTTTGCACCAGTATCAGTTATGGTGATGTCCGTAATCGAACCACCACTAAGTTGTGACGGAGTTACAACAGCAGTCGCAGAAGTGCCTACGGCGCCATTGGATGCGGTTCCATCGCCTATAATCTGAACTGAGATTACATTTGAACTGGTGAAACCACTACCACCATTGATGACGTTAATTACCTCTATGTCACCAGAACCAGCAACAAGTCCCGAACCTGGATTTGACGACAATGGGTTTATGATTTGCTGTGGAACTTTGACTGGCATCCATGTGGAGTCCATGAAATTCAATTGGTCGCCGTTTGCAATGGTGTAGATGTATTTCCACTTGTAACCATCACCTCCACCAGAGAATATGTTGTTTGTTCCATAATTTCCTGGTTGGAAAAATGGCATCACAGTAGATTGACCACCATTATTGTTCCACAAACACTTGAAAACTTGATTGTATGTGTTTCTTACATAGAACTGTTTCACCAACAAACCATTTTCGTCAACCTGAAACATATCAATGTTATCTTGGTAATAATCATATGTGTTACCAGAAGTCCAATCAATTCTCTGAATCACCGGACTCATTTGAGATGGTGTAATCTGCTTAGCAAAAAAGATGTTCTTGAAAACATTTTTTATATAAGACTGGTCTTGAGTTGGTTGTGGTGGTATTTCTAAGTTTGAGTTTGGATCAATTGGCCAAGGATCAACTTTTGATAGAAATGCATAAAAAGTAGAAACTGGCTGACCAGTTGCTGTTATAGTAGAAGCTGGTGTGTAGTATTCTTGTGTAACATATGATACTTTCGAACCATATGTGAGAATGTTTAAATTAGGATGATTTGCCATGATTTATTTATTATGCGTGTGTAATAGCTACAAAAGTATTTTGTGCGGTTCCATCAATACTCATGTATCTTGCCAGAATTGTTGATGTGCCTGGTATTGCGTATGTTGTTGAATTTACAGTTGAATTTGTTGCAGATACACCGTGTGTGAATGTTTGATTGGTACCTGCTGTATTAGTAATCCACGCCACAACTTCTTTACCAGCCAAAAGATTAGACAATGTTACCGTTAAACCTGTTGCAGTCTGCGCACGAACTAATGAGTTGTTTGCAAAGTCAATAGTAATTGCAGTTTGTGCAGCAGGATACACTAATGGAGTATAGATGAAACCTTTCTGGGGTTGAACTACACCAGCAAATGTTACAGAAGAACCATTGAAAGTTGCAATTTGTGTTAATGTATTTGATCCAATTGGACAATTCCAGAATTGAATCTGTGAACCGGTGTTTGCGTCTGTATAATTTTCAACAGCAACAAAATCAATACGACCTGTGCCAAATGGTTGGAATTTTGTTGTACCATAACCATTACCGGAGAAACGAGTCAGAATATCACCATTCTGTACCGCTGTTGGATATGCAACGTTACCTCTTGCTGAACGTCCTGCATATACAACGTATGTGCTTGTACCATATGAATCAGTAACAATACGAGAAGTGACGTTTTGTTTACCTGAAATGTGAACCATGTAACCATCATTTGATGGCACTGCTACGTTTGGTGTTGCTGTAATTGTAAGAGCGGACTGTGTTGCAGAGAAACTGGTGTTTGTCAATACAACCTGAGCGTTCATGTTAACAATACCTGCAACGTTCAATGTACCTGTAATGTTGGCAGTGCCGTTTGTTGTGGTTGTTCCATTAACAATCAAGTTACCTGTAGAAATTGCACCGGTAGTTGATTGAATACCTGAAGCAGTAACGTTACCAGTAACCGTCAAATCACCAGCAAAAGTACCTGTTGTATTGGCTAGTGCATTGTTTGCTTTAGTAAATGCGCTGTTAGCAAATGATTGTGCTGAAGCAATTGCAATATTTGTTGTTAATGTTGTTCCGTCAACAAAAGTGATACCATTACCTGTACCAGTGATATAATGACCACCAGAATATACGTTACCAGCAACACCTAGTCCACCAGAAATCACTACTGCACCAGTTGTGATTGAAGTTGCTGGTGTTGTTCCGTTAACTGTTATGATGCCACTGGCACCATTCACATTTAATCTATAGGTTGTGTTTGTTATCAACTTCAAGTCATTGGTACCAAGAGTACCTACTGATAAAGTTCCGCCTGAAGAAAACAAATATGTTCCATTGGCATCATTGAATGGTAGTCCAGTACCAGTGCCAACATAAGTTGAACTATTGATGCCGAAGTCACCATATATGGATTGACTTGCATATTGGTCATTCAGAACCACAAAATCTGATTCTGATTGGTTACCAGTGTTTGCGTTTACGTTAAAAACTGGAACAGTAGAATTTGCAGATTGTACAATATTCAAAACTGGACTTTGTGGCAAGCCATTAGGTGGAACAATATTTTGTGGATTTAAAACTACTCCAGCATTAAATGTGGTAGTTCTCGTTAGTACAGTTCCAGTATTTGACATCCAACCAACAACGTTATTGGCATAATAACCACCAACAGCAAACACCACATTGGTTGAGGGATTTGATGTGCCTAAAACCAAGTTGCCTGTTGGTGTTG